CCCTGACTTCCGAACTTAATGCGGTTAACACCATGCTGGGATACATCGCGGAATCCCCTGTTAACTCCATCTCAGACACCACCGCCCTGCCACCGTCAGCGGCACTAGCTAAAGGAATCCTTGATGAGGTCTCTCGTGAGGTTCAACAAGAAGGGTGGCATTTCAACACAGCTAAGGACTACAAACTTGAGGTTAACTCATCCAACGAGATTGAGCTGCCTTTAAACGTGTTACAAGTAGACGCTGTGGACAACACACATGATGTGGTTCAACGGGGAACTAAACTGTTCGACCGTGCTGACTACACAACAACTTTCACAGTCGATGAGATCAAGGTGGACATCACCTTCCTTCTCGACTTCACAGAGCTTCCTGAACAGGCTCGCCGCTACATAACCCTCAAAGCCTCTCGTATGTTCGCTAACAGACTTGTCGGATCACGCGAGATTGAAGCACTTATCTTTCGTGACGAGATCATGGCTAAAGCCGCAATGGAAGAAGCCGAGGGATCTAACTCAGACCGCACCATCTTCGACAACTACGACACCGCAGGACGCATCGGGATTAACCGTAGGACTGACCTTGCGTAACAACTGACATGGCCAATATCACCACATCCGTTCCCAGCCTGATTCAAGGAGTAAGCCAACAGTCTCCTCGTGTCAGGATCGCTGGACAATGCGAGGAGCAACTTAATGCTCTTCCGACCGTCACCAAGGGACTCACCAAGCGTCCCCCTGCGCGGCTCATCAAGAAGCTGACCGATGCGAACGTCTTCAACAAAGGAGACATGATTCACTTCATCGAACGCAGCGCGACTGAACGGTATGTGGTTGTTATTGAACACAGAAGCCAAGGAGACAACCAGGGTGTTCTTAGAGCGTTCAATGTGGACACAGGGGTTGAGGCAACGATTGAGGGTGTTACTGGTGGTTATAACATCAATAACAATTACCTTGCGATCCCCACTGAGTCAGACTCCCATAAACTCCTCAAGGCTCGCACCCTCGGGGACAGCACGTTCATCCTTAACACAACCAAGACTGTTGCGAAAGGCACGGAGAAGTCCGAAGCTCTCGACAAGTCACGCGCTCTGGTGTTCATCAAGCAAGGGGACTACGGTAAAAAGTATGGTCTTAAGTTCAGCGAAGTAGGTCGATTCAGCGATGACGGCGCAACCTTTGCTGTGACATGGGAACGTGTGTCTTTTTTTGGAAGTCTGCGAAAATATGAATTAGCCAGCATTTCAATTATTGACGGGGGATCTGGATACACTGTTGATGCCACCCCTAGCCTAGACTTTGGTGACTTCCCTGTGTGGGACGAACGCCCAGAGATTGTTACAACGGTGACACTGTCGGACCCTAGTGATGCAAACAGCGGAGTTATTACCGGAGTTACGTTAGTTAACAAAGGTCTGACGGCTCCTTTCAATTCCGATTTAGTCAGCAACCTACCGGATCGCGCAGACGCTTCCCCTCCGCATGAGGAAGTCTTTATAGTGACTGAGGATGCGAATGGAGGCGCGAAAGAAAAAGTCGCTGATTCCACAAACATCGCTAACGAACTCCACCGCGCTCTCACAGGGTTAGGGCCTACAAGCAATTACGCAAGCTCATCATCTCTCGCATCGAGTGATTTCATAGCTAATTACACCATCACCCTTAAGGACGGCTCAATCATCATCCAAAGAAATGACGGTAAGGACTTCTATGTGGAAGCCTTTGACGGTCTCAACGGGTCTGGATTAGGACTCGTCCACAAGGAGACAGGCGCACTCAGTGATCTGCCTGTTCGCGCACCTGATGGCTTCCGTGTAGCAGTCCGAGGTGACGTTGACGCTAACGAGGATGACTACTACCTTAGATTTGAGGCTAACGATGGGCTAGCCTTTGGAGAAGGGGGATGGGTTGAGAGCGTAGGACCAGACCTAGAAGTAGCCTTTGATGCTAACACCCTTCCTTTACAACTAACCAACACAGCTCTTAACACCTTCACTCTTAGCACTACCTCATGGGCGAGACGAAGTGTCGGAGACGATGAAACCAACCCGTTCCCCTCATTTATCGGAAAGACGATGAACAACATGGTCTTCTTCAAGAACCGCTTTGGGTTCATCTTTGAGGATGTTATCGTGCTGTCTGAGGCTGCTGAATTGTTCAACTTCTTTAGAACCACCGTAAGAACTCTACTGGACACCGCGCCGATTGATGTAACATCAGCAACAGCCAACGTGACTGACCTCCGTAGCAGTGTAGCGTTCCAAGAGAATTTGTTATTGTTTGGTGATCGTGGTCAGTTCGTCTTGAAAGGCGACCCGTTGACCAACGACACGGTAACACTCAACGCGATCACTAACTACAACTCAGACACCACAGAAGACCCTATCGCGGTAGGCTCGTATGTCTACTTTCCGTTTGAACGTGGTGACTTCCTTGGAGTCCAAGAGTATAGCTTGAACGCCACCACGGATGTCTATGACTCCGATGATATCACCACACAGGTTCCTGCGTATATTACGAAAGGGGATGTGTTAATGTCTGCTGGGACTTCTTCAGAACAACTCTTAGCGTTCGCTACGGGAACCAAGGACATCTACCTTTACAAATACTTCTTTAGTGGGGCCAATAAAGTCTTGAGTTCATGGGGTAAGCTAACAGTCCCATTCGATGTCATTGGGATTCACTTCATGAAGAGTTCGCTGTTCTGTGTAGGAAACAAGGACGGACAGTCAGTGATCACTGAGATTAAATGTGAAGAGCTACGCATCGAGGATGACACCACGGGAGGCTTCACGGTTCACCTTGACCTCCTCAAGAAGCATACATTCGCGGAAGATGTTGTTACTGACGCAGTCAACATTAGCATCGACCTCGGGTTTGTTCCTGAGACCAGCGATGATGTGGAGGTGTATGACCTGGATGGAAAGAAGCTGACTGTCGTTTCAGTTAACAGCAACATCGCCACCATCCAAGGATTCTACAAGACATGCTTCTCTGGCCTCAAATACAACATGGAATACACCTTGAGTGAGCCTGTGTTCAAGCAAGGAAACCCGCCGACATCCTCGGGACTCTCGCGGTTGATCCTTCGGAATGGCACGTTGTTCTTCTCTGATGCCTCCTCGTTCCAAGTAGAGGTAACACCACGCGCCCGTGACAAACGAGTGTATTCGTATAGCCCCTTGAACATCAACGTCGATACACTCGGCACTAGAGCGTCTGAGGAGGGTAAGTTTAGGTTTTCTATCTATACAGCAGCACCTGAATCTGTTATCAAGATTGTGAACCCAAGTGCATTTACCGCTAACTTCCAGTCCTGTGAATTCGAAGCCAACGTCCATACCCGTTCATCTAGAATATAAAAACGTCTACATACGCTCTGCGCTCCCCAGCGACATCGAAGAAGTAGGCGACAACATGCGTGAGATCGACAAGATGGAGTGTATGTTATACTCAGGGACTTCTCCTAGAGACGCTATACGACACGGCCTTGAGACTGATTTCCATACATGGTCTATCTGCTCCAACAAAACCAAGAAGCCTTTAGCTTGCTTTGGTGTCGGCCCGTTGATGCCTGAGCACACCAATTACATCTGGCTGCTTTGCACTGATGACTTGATTAAAGAATCAGGGCGTGAGTTTGCTAAAGCCAGCAAAGCGTGGGTTAAGTTTATTGTTAACCACTACCAACTTCCATGCGTCAATGAAGTCCACATCGAAAACACCCATGCGTTACGCTGGTTGAAATGGTGTGGTGCCACTATTGCCGATCCACAAGAAAACGATTTCTCCTTATTTATTATACACCCCAACGAATAACATCCCTTATGTGCCTTCCCGCTGTTCCCTACATTGTAGGTGGCTTATCCACTATAGCATCATATTCTGGTCAAAGAGCCGCCGCTAATGCTCAAGAAGAATCCCAAAAAAGAGCCTCTGCTGCTGAACAAGAACGAGCAGGAAAAGCCAACACTTCTATACGTCTTAGACAGGCTCAAGAGAGCATGGCGCGAGCGCAACGAAAAGACGCAGCGCAGATCAAGGGGATGGGAGCCAAAGCCCGGACAACACTCAGTGCTCTCACAGAGGGAGGCGTAGGCGGGCGCACCTTGGATATGTTAGAGCGAGACCTCGCAGCCCAAGAAGCACGCTACCAGTTCTCCGAAGATCGCCAAACGAATCTCCAAGCGACACAGGCTGCATTTGCCTTTGAGGAGGAAGTATCACGATCCAGAATGAATCAGCTTCGGATCAACCGTCCAATCCAGCAAGCAAGCCTTCTTTCAGCAGGTCTTAGCGGTCTTAAAACAGGGATGGCCATGTCACAGGCGATGCAAGGCATGAGTCCACCTGAGTCCGCAGCTAAAGCCCTCGACGGTGAACCTGTTGGTGTTAGTGCTTCCCTTGATGTAGGGCTTGCACCTATACCTGGAACAGTGATCCCACCAGCCCGAGTAGGATAACAACAGTCTTAACATAAACAACAACTTTCCCATGACACAGCAAGAAGCTCTTTCATCCCTATTCAAGCAAGCGTCCCGTTCCCCTGTGGATGTTAATCTCGGACAAGTCCCCATTACGCCGACGATTGGACGGCACGGTAACTACACTGTCTTTGCCGGCGAAACACCTAAAGATAACGCCGCGCTGGAAATCTCACGCGCCTTAGGGCAACTGCCTCAAATCCTCGGACAAGCACGTAACATAAGTGCTGCTGCTGGCGCACAACAGGCTGAACAACTCTCCCTTGATGAGCTAGAAAAGAGATTCAATAACGGAGACGTTGACGCTAAAGGGACCATGACATGGCTAGGAGCGGATAAAGCGTTCCAAGAGGCAGCTTACAAGAGGCTCGCTGACGCTAAGATCACACCAATGCTCACAAAGGTTTCTAGTGAGATCGACAACATGTCGCATGCTGATCTCTTGAAGTTTAAGTCAGATGATGACATCAAGGCTTACGCACAGAAGCGATTGGTTGGTTCACTAGATTCAGGTGTTATGGATACAATCAAAGGTAATCCTTGGATGGAGATCCGTCACAACAGACACATGGAGGCTATCATGCCTGAATACGTTCAAAAAGCATCTGCAAGTGTCGCTGGGCGTAAACATGCGTTCAAAGTGAAAGAGAACCTTGCTGCTGTTGAAACCAACTTCTATGCTCAATCAAACCTTAATCTTGCAGATATTGAACCAGCGGGAGGTGGCGATGACGCGCTTTATGTGGGCACTAAGTATCCAGCTCAGGTTGATCCTGATCAGATGTGGATCGATAACTTTCAATACGCTATTAATTTCGCTTATGGACAAGGAGATGCGGCGGGCTTGGACAGGTTCCAGCTAGAGAATGAACTGTTCCCGGCACTTACAGCGAAAATCGAGATGATGGTTGAGGATGAACAATTCAGTGAAGCGACTCTTGTTTTAGAGGCGGCTGAAAGCGGTGACCTCAAAATCAACGGAAGGCCACTCAACCAGTCCACCGAAGGGATGAAGTTCATTGAAAGAGCGGAATCACTTATTGAACGCTACAGCGAGGAGGGTGACAAAATCGATGTGGAGTGGATGGATTCCCACAAGAGTGGTGTTATTAAATTCATCACAGCCGAAAAGGTAAAGGATGGTTATGATCCTGACAGCCTCATTTTCACCTTACAGAAGCAGCAAGATGAGGTGATCAACGATACCCAGAACCCTCGGAACGATAAAGAAATCATCGAACTCAGCAACTTTTACGCAAGGGCGCGTGACGGTCTTAAGGGGCAGGGTGAGATCCATTCGGAGACTTCGGACGAGAAACGAGCAGAACTAGGAAAGGATTTTGCAGAAACATACACATCAGTCACCAAAGAGGCACTCGCAGTGTCCATTGACAAGGAAGACCTTCAGAATGCGTTTTTAGAAGCAGGGGGAACCCTTGCTTTCTGGGAAAACGAACTAACTGAAAAATTAATAGGAAAGGATGTTACAGTTCCAGGTAAGGTCGTATTCCAAAACCCAGCCAATCGGGTGTTAGGAGATGCGGCTGAACAAGCATCCAGAAACACCATTGCGTTTTTCATTGACCGCCCGAAAAAGGAGTTATTCTTAGGACAAGTCACTGGCGACCGTGTTAAGGCACAATCAGTGTTTAGTGGTGAAGTGTCTAAGAAGGGTGGGGAGAATTTACTTAAAGAAGCTGTAGCTCGCCTGTTGGGTCTTCAAGAAGAATTTCATGCCAGAAATGCACAAGTAACACCCGAGGATGAAAAGATAATTGAAAAGAACACACCAGAGGCACGAGCGCAAAGAAGAAGGCAATTAAGTGAGCTAGCCAGTGACGGGCTTATCGGTCCTCAAGGAGAAATCAAACCTGTAGTTGTTAAACCTTCGGCTTATGACAGAGAAAAAGACACTTACCCTCTTCCGGCACTAAACGTGACATTAAAAAACTCTATTGGTGCTAGGGAGTTCAAGAAAAACATTCCACAAGCAAGAGTAAACGCACTTATAGGTGCTTACAAGGACTCCACGGATGATGAAGTTCTACTGTCAAAAGCTATAGACCTAGAATCAATCATGGGACAACCCGAGTATCATACATTACTAAAAAACGAAATTGAAAGTAAGAAGTATGTAGGACTCCCTTTGCTCACACTATTTGGAAGGGGGTTTGAAGTCACCCACATGACTGACCGTAAGTGGTATCATTCTTTCTTGGATGAAGTAGGAGGCGAGAAGACGGGTTCAAGACAAACGACATCAGCAATCCTCTACAATCAATACGAGAATTTCAGTAAACCAGAGGAGACCAAAAAGCGTATCTTCAACCTTCCCGCTGTCGTGGAGTATCTTCAAAACGGAGACGATAGAGCGTTACGAAGAATACACAGTTCGCTCCTTAAAGACAAAATGCCCCTAGAGGACTTTATCAAAAACCAAGCTGATTTCTTTGAATCTTTCGCAGGTAGTCTCACTGACGTTCAAACACCACAACAAAATAACAAATAACATGAGTCTTTTTGCTTCCCGAAGTTTATTCCAAAGCCCACGCTTCCTTACACCCAACACCGAGGATGTTAACACATTCGGAGACGTTGATTCGGATTACGCCCATCTAGACCGCTTCCAAACAGCACAACAGATGAAGAGAGAAAATGCTGATGATGTCGGTTTCTTTGAAGATGTCGCAACAGGAGTGGCATCAGGTGTTGAAGGATTCGGTAGATCACTCGTAGGTCTGGCCGATATGTTACTGTTTGATGCCCTTCCCGATGAATGGTCTGAGCGAACCTTTGAACGCCCACAAGGAATGGTAGGAGGACTTGTTGAAGGCATCACTCAGTTTGGCTTGGGTCTTATTCCTGGTCTTGGAGTCGGCGCGAAAATAGCAAAAGGAGCTAAAGCTTTAGGGGCGGGAAGTAAACTCGCATCGACTGCTAAGGGGGCTTCAGCTGCGGTTACTTCTGACTTCATCTCCTTCGACGAGCATGAGGCCCGACTGAGTGACTTCCTTGTAGGCCACGATGCAACACGTAACGCCATCACCGAATACCTTCAGTCCAACGAAGAGGACAGCGCCTTTGAGGGGCGCATGAAGAACGTCCTTGAAGGAGGCGCACTCGGAGCGGTTGGAGCAGTCCTCATCAAAAGCGTGAAGGCTCTTAAGAAAGGAAAACAACTCGACGGCTCCCCTGAGGCTATGGCCGCTAAAGAGGCCGCTGATAGGGAACTTCAACACACGCTGGTGGACACTGGACTTGCAACTGAGGAGGGGTTAAAGTTGTCTGATGAAGTAGAGGCTCTGGTCCCTGAGTCGTTATTGAGAGTTCAGGCCGACATGCAAATGAGCCGCCTCGATTATGCCGGAAGCCCTAACACCAAGGCTGACCCAACAAGCATTCTTCCTAGATACCCTGAGTGTAAATAAACAACAACAATCACATAATAAACAATCATGAGTAAACCTTGTTATACCGGAGGTGCAGAAGCCCTCAGAAACAACGCCAACGCTTTAGAACAATTAGTAGGAGCGAAGACGTTCGCGCAGCAGAGAGAGCTTGTTAACCGACTCACTTCCGAGTTAGACAACGACTTCCCTACAGTCACTGAGGACAACTTCCGAAAAGCGTTCGCAGATGTCATTGCGCGTGAGGAAGCTACCGGTGGATCCCCAGATGTTTACAGGAGCGTATTAAAGCTCGTCACGACAAAGGATAAAGATGGAAACGCAATCCCTGATGTGTTCCCGCTTATTCAGTCCGTGATGTTACACCAGCACGCTTACACCCAAGGCATGCAAGTAAGCACGCACCGAGTTGTAGGTCTAGCTGAACAAATAACAAACGCACAGTCCAAAAGGTTGGACGAAAAAACAATCAAGGGGCTGGAGCTTGAAATGATTGAAGCCGAGGCACAACTCCAAAACTACATGGCGCACCGTTCGGCTGTGGGCACGGGGTTAAGTTTCGCCTTCGCACAACGACAAGCTGGCAGAATAGAAAAGCTTACGGACTCCTTGAACAGTTACGTGGAATCCTACGCCAAGAACTACAAGGACGCTTTTGAGGGCGAAGACTTTCTCCAAGGGATTGAGCGTAACAGGAAAACCCGAGAGGTCAGGGAGCAGGAGCTAAAAGACCTAGCCAATGACGCTGACATGTCGCCTCACGTTCAAGCAGCAAAGGATGCGGTAAAGGAGACCCAGGCGGATCTTGATGACTACCTTAAGACACGCGAAGCCGGCGAGGAAGGAGCCACAGGGAAAGCCGGCGCAAAGGCATCCGATGAGGGAACCGCAAAGGCATCCGATGAGGGAACCGCAAAGGCATCCGACGAAGGGAAGCCCAAGGAAACGCGCACACCGGATCAGACGGAAGTGGATCTTCAAGCGAAGGTGAAAGCAGCGAAGGAGGATGTTACTCAGTTAGCTCGCCTCAAAGAGCTTCAAGATAAAGTCAAGGACGGAGAGATGGACTCAAGCGCACTCCAAGCGGAGATTGATCGTCTTAAGCCAGCCGGCGGGAAATCTCATTCAACTCTCCAACGCCAGCTTGCTGAACTTAAAAAGGACGGAGCATCAAAAGATAAGATTGATGAGCTTACTGAGCAAGTTAAGGAAGCTAGGACCGCCAAGAAAAAAAGAGATGGTCTTGAAAAAAGACTCGCCGACCTTAATAACAACAACAAAGACATTGCGAAGGTTGAAGCGGATATTGGCAGATTACAAGGCAAGGCAGACAAGATCAAGGAACTGAGAAAACTTGAACAAAAACTAGCTCGTCTTAAGAAGCCTAAGAACGACCCCAAGAAAACCAAAGAGGAGATCGAACAGATTAAGAAGGCCCGAGAAGAAGCGGCCAGACGAAGGATCGAAGCGTCGGAAATCACAAGTGAGGCTAAATACAAAAAATTCATTAACCAAACACTTGGTTCACGAGATGCCCGCACTTTAGCTAAACGCATTACCTTTGCCGAGAAGATGGGGAAAGGCGACGAGACCGCACGAAACGTAACCAAAATAGCACAGAAGTCAGGGTTCCGAAAGGTGCTGGACATGGGATTACAGTGGTTCACAGGAAGTCTCCTAAGTGGTCCTCCAACAGTTCTTATCAACGTGGTAACGCCTCATCTTTCGCGAACTCTTCAACAACTGGAGTTAGCCGCAGGAGCCGCATTGAACGGAAACCTTCCGCTACTCAAAGCCTCTCTCTCCATGCACAATCTGTTCTACGGGGTATCGGATGCTTGGAGAATGGGCAACGCGGCGTGGAAGATGGACAAAGACGCGCTCTTAGGTGGTCCGAGGATGTTTGACGATTCTGGGGATGAGATAGGAGCTTGGGCTTCCTCCAACTGGTCCAAAAACGCTTTCCTCAGTAGTCAACCCATGGCTAAAGTCATGGACACCATCAACGTCCTTACGCGCCTTCCTAACAGGATCAACGGATCGGCTGACACGCTCAACAAAACAATGGCCTCAATGCAGTATCTCAGGACGCACTTCGCGGCTGAAGCTATTGCCAAGAAGATCCCCCGCGATCAAGTCGAACAATACGTTAATACTAATGTAAAGAAGATGTTCAACAAAGACGGTTCACTCTACTCTGAGGCTAGGGTTTTGCGTTCGGCTGTTAAACAAGCTAACGACGAGGGCTTGAGCCGAGCAGATGCGGTTAAGTTCCAGAAAAGAGTCGCAGAGATCGTTGAGAAACGCATCAAGGACATCGGGCCTGATAAATCAAATGCTGATGTGTTATCCAGAACGACTGAGATGTTCGCACGCGAAAGCACCTTCACCGACGAACCAGGAGCGTTCACCAAGCTGCTCAAACAAGGCTTGGACCACATGCCTATCTTTAAGTTTAACATGCCGTTCGTTAGCACGCCTATGAACATTCTTCACTTTGGGTGGAGGCGCACGCTTCCTGGGCTGGCGATTGAAAAGCTAAGTCCTCTCCTAAGAAAGACCGCAGATCAACGTAAGGAGGAGTGGGCGAACCTCACCCCGATGCAACAGGCAGCAGTTAAAGGACGCACAGCGACAGCCGTAGCAGCAACCTCCGCGATGACTTACTTTGCTTACCAACACTCAGATCGCATCACCGGAGGGGGACCACGTAACAGAAAAGAGAGAGAGGCATTGATGGCCACCGGATGGAGACCTTACTCTTTCGTTCTTAAGAATGAAGACGGCTCCAAGACATACGTGAGCTATGAACGAATAGACCCACTGGCTACCATGATCGGAATCGTTGCTGACGCAGCAGAGTTCACAAGGATGAACCCTAACGAAGGTGAAGGGTATGCCGAGGTGTTCTCAGCGTTAGCCTTTACTATTGCGGAGAACATGACCGACAAATCATTCCTTCGGGGTGTTAACAACATCCTCAACATCACAAGGGAACCTGAGATATTCCTTCCTAAGACGTTCAAGGACATCGGAGCAGCAATGGCAGTTCCTATGTTTGTTGATAAACTCAAGAACGCCAACGGTGAACAGATGCTCCGAGAGTCACGCACCCTTGCAGACGCTATCTGGCGTAAGGTTCCGATTGCCGAAGAGAATGTTCCCCCAAGAAGAAACTTCCTTGGTGAAGCGATTTACAAGCAGAACCCCGGTGGCCTCTTTGCTATGGTTAACCCACTCTATATCCAAACCACCAAAAACGACTTGGTTGATGAAAAGATCCAAGGACTTCTGTATGGTTTCTCGATGCCTTCAACGGGCTGGACTAAGGGAAAAGAAACGGACATGAGGGAGTTCACCAACGCCAATGGAAGGCAAGCCTACGACCGCATGTTGGAAATCACGAGTGAGCATAAGATATATGGACGCACTCTTCGACAGGCACTAAAGGCGGTGTTCAAATCCCCAGCGTATCAAGAGGCTGAACAGAATGTAGCTCAGTTCGGAGTTAGTGACAGCACCAAAGATCCCCGAGTTCAACTCACTCAGCGAATCATCTCACGCTACCGTAGAGTCGCCAAACACCTTGTTATTAAAGAGTTTCCAGAACTACAACAAGCTGTCAGAAATGTTCAACAACGTAACTATCAACTCCGCACCGGACAATCAATTAACCCAATCCCATCACTCTAAAACACCATGGCTTTAACAACAACAACCGCCCTGTCATATTATCAAGTAGAAAGCTCAACTATATCTGAGTGGCCTAACCCTATCACCTTCTCCTTGGACGCACTAAGTGCTGACGATATAGAAGTGTGTGTTATTGATACTAACCCTGTTATCGCGCAGCCTTTATTAACACTAACCAAAGGTGTTGATTACAACATAGACTTCGCCGCTAAGACCGTAACATGCACATCGGCTGCTTGGAGTGATCTTAGTAAAATAACAAGCCACGCTGCTGATCAGTTAAGAATATTTCGAGCAACCTCAACAACAGAATTAGTTGATTTCACTAATGGTGCCGTGTTGAACGCTGATGATCTTAATCTAGCCTACAAACAGAACTTATTCGCAGCACAGGAGATGAATGAGGACGCAGCTTACACGAAAGGCGGCATCCAAAGCGTAGGGCCGGCGCAGATTGCTGATTCAGCGGTGACCACCGCGAAGATAGCGAATACCGCAGTGGATTCAAATAAGCTCGCCACGGATGCTGTTGTCACGGCAAAGATACAGAATGCCGCAGTAAACGCCGACAAGCTCGCCACGGATGCTGTGACCACGGCAAAGATACAGAACAGTGCCGTAGACGCGAACAAGCTTGCCAGTAATGCAGTCACCACCGTGAAGATACTGGATGACGCTGTAACATACGCTAAAGTTGCCCCAGCGAGTAAAGCCGAAATGGAAGGACAAAGTGCCGCCGGAGTGGTGACTCCTGATGTTCTTAAGAATAGCCCGTTGGTTCCTAAGTGTTATGGCACAGTTAGTTATGATAACAGCACTCCTTCTGTAACAGGTGGATTCAATGTGCAAGGCGTGACTCAGACTGACGGCACTGATAACGAACGGACGATTCAATTTACTACCGATCTGGCGGGAAGTGATTACACAGTTCTTGTGACGCAGCAGTTCAGCAGCACATCAGCTAATCGTTACCCCTTCGTAAAATCCAAATCACAAACTGGTTTTACAATCTTTGGAAACAACGGAGACGGTGGAAGTAGTGCCTACTCATTAAACTTCGTTGTCTTCGGGAGCACCTACGCGAGTTAAGCCATGAACCCAAATGTTAACACACCTATGATCGGAGTCACCGGATTGATTGCCAACATAACCCTAGAACAAGTGAACACATTAGTAGCTATCGCTGTGGGTTTAACAACCTTAACATACATGGTTATTAAGATTTACCATGCACTAACCAAACGATGAAAGACGAATCCCGTAGCATTAAAATGGAGGGTCTCCAAGACCTCTTGATTGACACCTTCATTGACCGCATCCAAAGTGGCGATGACACCCCCGCTCTCCTGAACGCTGCCCGTCAGTTACTTAAGGATAATAACATCAGCGCAGCAGTCACCAAAGGCTCGCCGATGGACAACCTTGTGAACATCCTTCCCTTTGATGACCCAACGGACCAAGTAGTTAACGAATGAACGAACTCCCTAAACAACTCCAAGACTTCCGTAACTTCCTTTGGATGGCATGGAACCATCTTTCACTTCCTGCGCCCACTCCTATCCAATACGAGATAGCCGAGTGGATGCAGAACGGGCCACGCCGTGGTGTGATCCAAGGATTCCGTGGTGTAGGTAAGTCATGGATTTGTTCAGCCTTCGTCGTTCACCAACTACTGCTTGACCCACAGAAGAACATCCTGGTGGTCTCTGCGTCCAAGAACCGCGCCGATGACTTCTCCACGTTCACCCTCCGCCTCATCCACGAGATGGAGATCCTCGGACACCTGAAGCCCAACGACAAACAACGCTTCTCCAAGATATCCTTTGACGTTGGCCCAGCGCAAGCCTCACACGCCCCCAGCGTCAAGTCCCTCGGTATAACATCCCAGCTTACTGGTAGCCGTGCAGACATCATTGTGGCTGATGACGTAGAGGTTCCCAACAACTCCGCGACCCAATCCATGCGGGACAAGCTCTCGGAACAGGTCAAGGAGTTTGAAGCTATCCTCAAGCCCAACGATGACAGTCGCATTCTGTTCCTCGGGACTCCACAGTGCGAAGACAGTATCTACAACAAGATGCTTGAGCGGGACTACGAGACTCGCATCTGGCCGGCGAAGAAGGTCGCTTTGGAGAAGTCCGAGAAGGTCTACCGAAGTAACATCGCCTCCTCATGTATCGACGATGACCTCGTAGGGTTGCCCACAGAACCTACACGATTCTCCGAGATTGACCTTGCAGAACGGGAAGCCTCCTACGGAAAATCAGGGTTCGCGATGCAGTTCATGCTGGACCCCAAGCTGTCTGACTTGGACCGTTATCCATTGAAGATCAATGACTTAATTGTTATGGACATTGATGACACCACGGCTCCCGAGAAGCTGGTCTGGGCGCAATCACCTGAGAACTCTTGGGATGCCTCCGTGCCTAACGTGGGGTTCACAGGGGACCGCTTCTTTCGCCCCATGAAGACCATCGGTGATAACATCCCGTTCACTGGGAGTGTGTTAGCCATTGACCCATCGGGACGAGGCAAGGACGAAACCTCATGGGCTGTCGTTAAGATGCTCAACGGGTATCTCTATGTGACGGACGCCGGCGGGATGCAAGGAGGATACGATGAGACCGTCTTAAAGGTTCTCACGATGAAGGCCAAGATGAACCAGGTGAATGTGATTGTGGTGGAAAGCAACTTCGGCGATGGCATGTTCGTAGAGATCCTAAAGCCCTATCTATCAAAGATTTACCCCGTAACCGTCGAAGAGGTTCGCCATAACATCCAGAAGGAGAAGCGCATCGTGGACACCTTGGAACCCGTGATGAACCAACACAAGCTGGTCATCGACCCCAAGGTCATCCGTAACGACTACGACACCGCCCAGAAGTATCCCATCGAGACACAACTAAAATACCAGTTGATGTTCCAGATGTCTCGCCTAACACGCGAAAAAGGAGCCTTAACACACGATGACAGACTTGACGCATTATCCATGGGTGTGTCATACTGGGTCGAACAGATGGCCCAAGATGCCGACATAAAGATCTCCGAAAGAAAAGAGGAGGACATCCAACGGCAACTCCAACAGTTCAAAGACTCCTACTACAAAATTAACACTAACCAAGCACCCTCAACAACATGGATATAAAAGACGAAATAACGGAGGCAATACGGCTTCTTGAAGGAATACGCTCTAGGATCGATTCTGAGAGCCTTTTGAAGGATTCTGGAGGTCACACTCAAGAAACCTCTAAAAACGCACAGAAACGCAACCTCGTGCTCGCAGTGGGGCATTCCAGAGAACTTGACTCGGGTGCTGTGGCTTACGACGGCGAAACCTACGAATGGCAATACAACACCAAGCTCGCTCACAAGATCGCCGAATACCTTCCAAGCCACATCAATACGACCGTCATCAACAGCTACGACGGGCAAAGCTACACGGAGTCCATGAAGTGGCTCAAAAGAACCGTAGACCCCCTCAATGCGGACCTGGTGTGCGAACTCCACTTCAACAGCTACAGCAACACACACCCAAAAGGACACGAGATGCTCCACTGGTACTCCTCCATGAAGGGCCTAATAGCCGCCACCAACCTCAGTGATGCCATGAAGGAAGCATTCCCTAATAACACCAACCGAGGCGTAAAAGGGGTCAAACACGGCATGCGCGGTGCTGGCTTCCTTTCCGGCCCCAAGGCCCCCTGCGTGATCATTGAGCCGTTCTTTGGGTCAAACCCCGATGAATGGAAGGCTTTCGGAGAGACAGAAACAACCTTCAACGCCCTTGCAAAAACCTTAGCACAGGGCATCGCTATAACACTCTCTTACTCAACGCCTAATAAATAACACCCATAGTAGGGGGGAAAGAAAGCTCTCTTAAAGATTTCTCTGAGATTCCCCGAGAGATGGTTATTAATAATAACAACAATAACATCCCTCTTAAAGATAGCTCTGAGAAATCTCTAAGATGTTGATTATTGTAATTATTAATAACAACAAACACAGAGAAATCTCTAAGACATCTTAAAGAGAGAGAGACCTTCGTAGTGTTCAATGCAACGTAACTCCAACATCCCTGAGTCAGCCCAGGACCGCCTTAAGCTAGCCTTATGTATCCTCAGTGAGCATTTCGATGATGTGCTCGTGGCTGTCAACCACAGGGAGACCTCTAACATCCATGTAGTGTCGCCTACGCCTTACTCAGCCCTCGGGATGCTACCGACCATCCAAGGGAAGCTTCGGGAGGCCGTAGGGCGCAACGAGCTGGCTCAGAGTGTTCGTGAAGAGATTGATGATTATGGATTGTTATTTGATGAAGAAGACAACAGTGAAGAGGAGCCGGAATAGTTTTGTTACAAAAATCTGAAGGGGTATATATCGGTAGGCGGCCGTGGTCTTCCCCCCATGCCCTCTGGTAGCGACAATGTATTTACTGATTGCGTTCATTTTAGAGAGGGGGG